AATGTTTCAGTAATTCAGCAATACTCTGGCCCTACGACAACTGTTTCTGCTACTGAGCCCGTGTCTCCTCAAGTTGGTGACATTTGGTACGATATTTCTTAAAGGATAAATCATGGCTGTTACTTATACGACTGCTGTTAAGAATGCACGACTGAGTGCTGTGGTGTCTCAGATTGGTTCTACTGGTGTTCTTGAAATTGGAACCACCGGTATGGCTACTGTGCTTGCTACGATTGCTTTAGATGCCACGGCAGGCACTGTCTCTGGTGGTGTGCTGACGTTCTCTGGCTTCCCTAAGTCTGATACGTCTGCTGACGCTACCGGTACTGCCGCTGCTGCACGTATCCGCACTGCTTCTGGTGGCACTGACATCGTTACTGGCTTGAGTGTTGGTACTTCTGGTTCTGACATCAATCTGAACAGCACCAGCATTGCTTCGGGCCAAACCGTTACGATTAACTCTGCTACCATCACCCACGCAGCATGAGTTTACCTAACGACTCCATTGCTATCACCCCAGGCACCGGAGCAACAGTAGCAACACAACTTGTTTCTTCTAAAGAATATCAGGTTGTGATGCTCGCCATGCCTGATGGTCATTTAGCAAACTCATTACCGCAATACCGGATGATCTGCCCTAGCCAAGCAGTGGGCGCCAATAAGGTATTTGTTGATCTGTTTAACGCTACTGGCAGCGGCGTATCACTTCGTATCTTATCTGCGTATTGCTTTGCAGACAACGACACTGCTGTGACGGGTACGTTAGGTGTTGAAGTCAATTTAACCCGTACAACGGCAGTAGGCACTGGCGGTACAGCAGCAGTTGCTGACGGTACTTCATTGACTGCTATTACCCTTAGCAAGATGGATACCAACAATGCAGCATTGTCTGCAAACATTACAGCACGTTCAGCCCCTACAGGTGGTGCAACTGCCGGTGCTTTGTTGGGACAACGCTGGATCTTTACTGAAGAGACTAACGCTGCTTCAGCTATTGCAGGTACGGCAGGTGCTGAGTTTATCCGTAACGAAGGTGCTGACCTGATTGTTCGTGAAAACACCGGGCTTCGCTTTGTGCAAGGCGCTATTGCTTCTGTCGGTAACTTATCATTTGAAATCACGTTTGAGGTGTTCTAATGGCACTGTTACTGCTACTTTCTCAAGGCGGTGGCAGTGCTCCTGAAGGTACAATAGGTGACTTAGCAGCTTCTGAAACAGGATCTGATCTATTTGCTTCTACAGGAACTATTAGAAATAATGGTACTTTAGCGGCTTCTGAGACTACGGCTGATAGTTTATCTTCTACAGGCTCAATTAGAACTGTAGGTACTTTAGCAGTTTCTGAGGCAAGCACAGATACGTTTGGAAGTACTGGGAATGTTTTACCGCTGGCTTCTTTAACTGTTACTGAATCAGGAAGTGACTCATTTTCTGCTTCTGGTCTTGTAGTTGTCGTTGGTTCTAAGATAGCCGCTGAATCTTCTTCAGATTCTTTTACTGGAGTTGCACAATTAGTAAGCACCGGCGCTGGTAACTTAACTGAAACAGGCGCAGATGTTTTTGCTGCTGTAGGATCTGTATCTGTTGCAATTACAGGCTCTTTTGCTGCCACTGAATCAGGCGGAGGTGTTCCTTTTGGTGGCGTCTCTGCTGTCATGAAGTACTGGAATGGTTCTTCATGGCAAGTTCTTTACAAAGACCCCACCATTTACACTTAAGGAATATCAATGTCTGATCCTGTCTCACAAGATGACTTTCGTCGGTTAGAAACTAAAGTAGATAAACTGACTGACGCAATTCAACGACTGATTCTCATCGAAGAGCGTCAATCCTCTCAGGGTGAACGCATTGGTAAATGTGAAACTAAGATAGCAGTGCATGAAAGCGCACTAAGCAAAACTGAGAAGAAAGTTGATCAATGGGTCAACCGAGGCATTGGTGTTTGGGTGTCCGCTGCTATTTTATTCAGTATCTTACAATTTGGTGCAAAATTTCTGTAAAACCTCTTGACAACAAGAGCGTTTTGTGGTATGATGCAACACTGTTTAACAACAAGGTTTCCTTATGGACAAAAGCCTTTCGCAATACTATGAGAATGCTTTTTCGCTATTTATCACGCAGGGTTGGATTGACCTTGTAGAAGACATGAAGGCTCTTCAGTCTGAAGTTACTAAGATAGAGAACATCAAAGACGAGAAGGATCTCTGGTTCCGTAGGGGACAACTAGACATCTTAGACTTGATTGTCAATCGTAAACAGATGTGTGAAAAGGTATTTGAGGAACTTCAGAATGAGACAAATCTTTGAATTTGCATGCTTTAATGGGCATGTCACAGAGAGACTTGTAGAGAGTTACATTAGAGAGATTCAGTGCCCGCAGTGTGCTGAGCAATCTGTAAGGTTAATCTCTACGCCTAGAATCAACTTAGAAGGCTTTACCGGGGCTTTCCCTGGCGCAGCATCTAAGTGGATGCGTACCCGTGCTGAAAAGCACAAACAAGCAACTAAGTTAGCCGCTGAGAAAGACTCAGACTAAGCTGACATTTTTATACTCCTAAAACCGCAAGGCAGGAGAAAGGTTAGGTATGATTGTTGATGATGACGAACTGGGTAACGACAGTGAAATTTCTGCTGTCGAGGAACTTCAAGCTGCTCAGGCTGCAAAGCCAGAAGTCAGCGAACCACCGGTAAACATTCCTGATAAGTATCGGGGCAAAAGTGTTGAAGACATTGTGAAGATGCACCAAGAGGCTGAGAAGCTCATTGGTAAGCAGGCACAAGAGGTTGGTGAAGTACGTCGATTAGCGGATGAACTGCTTAAACAGCAACTCGCTCAAAAGCCACAAGCACAACCCAAAGAAGAACCAGAAGTTGAACTGGATTTCTTTGAAGATCCCAAACTGGCAGTTCAAAAGGCTGTAGCTAATCACCCTGATGTCCTTGCTGCAAAGCAGGCAGCAGCACAAATGAAGCAGCTTCAGACGCAGGCAATGCTTGCTAAGAAGCACCCTGATTTTGCTGATGTCGTGCGTGACGGTGAGTTCGTTGAATGGGTTAAGGCTTCTCCGCTTCGATTGAATATGTTTGCTATGGCAGACAGTCAGTATGATTTTACTGCTGCTGATGAACTTATCAGTACTTTTAAGCAGATCCGTGGTGCTAAGCAGACTCAGGTAACTGACAATGCTAAGCAGACCCGTGATGCTCAGATGAAGACTGCAATGGTCAACACAGCAGGTACAGGGGAAACTTCAAAGAAGGTTTATCGTCGTGCCGACCTTATCCGGCTACGTTTAGAAAATCCTGACCGATATGATGCTCTTCAAGATGAAATCATGAAAGCCTATTCGGAAGGGAGAGTCCGTTGAAAGAAACAGATAAAGCATGGTTTGCGGGCATTATTGATGGTGAGGGATGTATTTCGTTGTTCAAGCGATCAACCTACTATGTTCCTGCCGTAAAAATTGCAAACACAAACGAAAAATTAATTAATAAATGTAAAGAAATTCTTAATGAAGCAGGTATTGAATACTATATTCGATACTCCGATCGCGGAGAAAGAAAAAATGCAAAGCCCGCTTGGGAAATAGCCTTGGAATCTCGTCCGCGTGTCGTTGCAACGTTAGAATTGATTTTACCATATCTTGTTTCCAAAAAGGAACAAGCAGAATTAGTTCTTGAGTGGTGTTCAGAAAAAATACGAAGACCAGAGGATTCTCGCACAGACTTTATCGACAAAATTAGATCGCTTAACCGCCGAGGGCGGGAGTGTTTTCAAAGTAAATAATCAAGGAGTATTAAAATGGCTGTTTCCAATGGCGCTTACGGTAGTGCTAACAACGTAACGACTACCACCGCTGCTACGTTCATTCCAGAAGTCTGGTCTGACGAAGTTATCGCTGCCTACAAGAAGAATCTTGTGATGGCTAATCTGGTTCGCAAGATGAACCACAAGGGCAAGAAGGGTGACACGATCAACATCCCGATGCCCAGCCGTGCTGTGGCTCAAGCCAAGGGCGCTAACGCTACCGTCAAGATTCAGCAAGACACTGAGTCTAACGTGCAAGTGCTCATCAACAAGCACTTCGAAGTCTCTCGTCTGATCGAAGACATCGTGTCAGTGCAGGCTCTGTCCTCGCTTCGTCGTTTCTACACTGATGATGCTGGCTACGCTCTGGCTCGTCAAGTGGACACGGATCTGATCCAACTGGGTCGCTCTGCCAACAACGGTGCTGGCACCGCTGCTTACGCTACCGCCTACGCTGGTGGCAATGGTACGACCGCTTATGTGGCGGCTTCTAACAACGAATCCGCTCTGACCGATGCCGGTATCCGTCGTATGATCCAGCGTCTGGACGACAACGATCTGCCGATGGAAGACCGCTTCCTGATCGTTCCTCCGTCTGCTCGTAACACGCTGATGGGCATTGCTCGCTACACTGAGCAGGCTTTCGTTGGTGAAGGCGGTGCTGCTAACACGATCCGCAATGGTCGTATCGGTAACGTGTACGGCGTGGAAGTCTACGTGACGCCTAACTGCGACACGACCTCTGGCTCTGGCGCTGCTCGTATTGCTCTGTTGTTCCAGAAGGAAGCTCTGGTGCTGGCTGAGCAAATGGGTGTGCGTTCGCAGACTCAGTACAAGCAAGAGTACCTGGGCGACCTGCTGACGGTTGACACGCTGTACGGTGTGCAGATTGTCCGTAAGGGCGATGACGCCGATGTGCCCACGGGTGCGTTCGCTATCGCTGTTCCGGCCTAATTGACATAGGAGCCCCTACGGGGGCTTCTTCATAACTTAGGAGGAATTATGGCTTTTACTACCGCTACCGTCGCTAGTGTCAAGCAAGGGCGTGAACAGTTTGGTGGTGTCTTTAATGAACTCTGGCAAGCTACGTTGACGGTTGATCCGGCTTCGATTGCTGCTGGCGCAGAAGATACCGGTACGTTCACGATCACTGGTCTTGCTCTTGGCGATATGGTTCTGGGTGTTGGTCCTGGCGTTAACTTGACTGCTGATGCAGAAGTTATGGCCTATGTGTCTGCTGCTAACACGCTGACTATTCGTATTTCTAACTTGAATGCTGCTTCGGCTCTTGATCTGGCTTCTTCCACCTGGAAGGTTGTCATTGGTCGTCCTGCGTTCTAATTGTTAACTTTGGTGCCCTCTTCGGAGGGCATCATCAGTCTCTTAGGAGGTAACTGATGAAGTGGAAATGTAAACTTACCGGTAACGTCATTGAGTTTACCGAAGATCATGACAACGATGCAATGAAGACCCATGATGGGTATGAGCTTGTTGTCAAAGATAAAGAACAACCTGAGGTGCGTCGAGGACGGCCTCCTAAAGAGGATAAGTAATGATTCCTGTAACCTATCCATCGTCAGTCAGTACCAGTAATGAATCACAGATGGTTGTATTCGCTCTGTCCAGTGTTACTGGTCTTACGCGGTGGACGGATTACATACCTGTAAAGATTCAATCCACTGGTGCAGACATTGCTAACTCTTTTAACACTAATGGATACATTGCTTGTGACTTCTTAACAAGCACTACCGGTAAGCAGTCTTGGATTGACTTTATTCCTGTATATGTTGATAATGCTGCTACGGTTGCTTGGCAGGTATCAGATACGGGATACATTCCATTTAATACCCTTGCGGGTGGTGGTATTTATTACTCAGGTGCTTCGTTAGATTTGAACTTTGTTGGTTTAGCCGCAGAAACTGCTGAAAGTCTAGACTTAAACTTTGTAGAGAACACTTACGAAATCTTCACTTCTTACGCTTGGGAAGAATAAAATGGCTTTAGTATCTAAGAATTTTAGCGACATCATCACCTTCACCCGTGCGTCAACTGGCACGTACTTCAACTCGGCTGGTGTGTTGACCAGCGCAGCCATTGACGCTCCACGCCTGGACTACAACCCCAGCACGCTGGCGGCTCAGGGGTTGCTGATTGAGGAGGCGAGGACGAACAGCATCCGTAACAACACGATGGTTGGTGCGGTGGCGGGTACGCCGGGGACGTTGCCGACGAATTGGAGTACGTTCACCACGTTGACAGGGCTGACGCGAGAGATTGTTGGAACAGGCACAGAGAGCGGCATCACTTACATTGATATTCGTTTGAGTGGCACACCTAGTGCAGCTGGTTCGTACTCAATTTTTACGGACGCCAGTAACAATCCTGGCGCAGCCGCGTTAAATGGGCAAACGTGGAACACAAGTTTATACGTCAAACTTGCGGCAGGCACTACTGCGGGCCTCTCTAATTTTGTTTTGAATCTTGCAGAAAATAACGCAGCAGGGACTTTCCTTGCAAATAGTAATGTTTCATTTACGCCAACAACTTCAGCCCTAGCAACGCAAAGACCAACACATGCCCGCACACTAAATCAGGCAACAACCGCGTTTACTCAGCAGTACATATCACTCAACCTGACTGGTGTCGCCATCGACATCACCCTGCGCATCGGCCTGCCCCAGCTAGAGCAGGGCGCGTTTGCCACCTCCGTCATCCCCACAACCACCACCGCGCTGACCCGTGCAGCCGATGTGGCTTCAGTGAATACGCTGAGTCCTTGGTTTAATGCAAGCCAAGGTACGTTGTACACAGAAACATTAGCAACTCGTCAAATAGCAATAGCCGGAACTGGTTTGGCAATGTTCGATGACGCAACGGTGAACAACAATATTAGAAGTTTTATAGGAGCTTCTGGAGCGGCTCGCGTTGTTGTGGCAGCATCTGGAGTCACCTCCGCAGATTTGTTCCCCGGATCTGCAATTCCTGCAAGCACAGTTTTAAAATTTGCAAACGCTTACGCAACTGATAATTTTGCCGCCGTCAGTAATGCAAGCGCAGCAGCAACTGATACGACTGGTGCTGTGCCTGCCGTTTCTATTTTTAGACTCGGATTTGATTTTGTAAGTGGCGTGTATCTGAACGGCTACCTCCGCCGTGTAGTGTTCTACCCCCGCCGCCTGAGCAATGCCGAGTTGCAGGCCATCACCGCTTAAGGAGAACAACATGAAGCATGTACCGCACAACAAATACGTTTACTCATATGTTCTTGAGTGGGACGACTTCAAAAGTCAGTTCACGTTAATGGACTGGATCTCTGACGAAAAAGCCTTGCGTATCGCGCAAATCATCAACGAAGACAACGAAAAACAGTGCGGGCAGAAAGTGGCTCACGCAGGGTTGTGTATGAGGCAGCGGACTTACTACAACGATGACGGCACAACGCGGCAGGAAAACAGCTACGAGCCAGTCAGAGACGAGTTTGACGAGTGTGACGAGTTGCAGGCCATCACAGCATGACCCACTTCCTACGCGGATTCCTAGACGGCTTGGCGTTGATGCCGCTGGTGCGCTTGATCAGGAAACGCAAATGACCTACGACCCCTTCGACCCATTCAACGAGGTGCCCATGTTCACTGACTACTTCCTGAAATTCGCTGACGCAGCCCAGGCCAACGCGGCGCTGTTCACCGAGCAGACCAACGTGCAAGACGATGTGGTCGAGACGGTCTTGGTGCCCAAGTACGCGGCGGTGGATGTCGTTGGCACCATCTACAAGCCCACGGGCAACGTGCTGCCTGCTGAGGACGAAAGCGGCGAAGCGGTGGATGAGATGGCTCCGCTGGACGGCTGGCATGTCAACGTCAGACACACCGAAGAGGCTCCGGAGTTGGATGCCTACAAGGTTGAAGTTAAAACCCCTAGCAGAATGTTCGCATAATGAGACAATACTCCGTAGGAAACAATCTAGCAGCTAACGTAAAAACAACTGTATACACTGTTCCTACGGGGTACTATGCTCTTTGGAATCTGTGTTACATTGTCAATACGTCTGGTGTGAATAAGACAGTAGATGTATACTGGTACGATAAGAGCGCTACTACTGAGGTCATCATTCTTGATGGTTATCAGTTAACCCACACTAACTTTATCAAGTTTGATGGTGGTGCTTACATTGTACTTGAAGAAGGCGATGAAGTTAGAATGCTGACAGAAACTGGATCAACTATGAGTGCTGTCAATACATTTGAAGTCTACAGAAAGGCATAACATGGCTATCCCATCTACTGAAGAAATCTTAGCACAGGGCGGTGGTAGTCCTGTAGTGATTGATGGTGTGCTGTATCAGCCTATCTTTGATTCCACCGGCCAAGGCGAAACATTTGAACAAGGACCGCTGACACAGATTCTTGCGTATAAGCAAGGAGAGACTGATCCCGGTAAAGCCTATAAGACCTACTCTCCAACTATGCAAGAAGTTGGTACAGGTCAGTTCAAAGAAGTAGGCAATTTTGGTGATCTTTTAACAACCGCAGCAGAAGATCTAGCTCCTTTGGCAGCTATGGCATTGACTGCTGGTGGTGCTGGTGGAGCCCTTGGTGGCTTTCTTAGTGGGGGTGCTCTAACAGGCACCGGAGCCAGCGCTCTAGGCAATGCCTTGATCTCTGGAACCGCAGGTGCTATTTCAGGACAAGATCCTCTGAAGGCTGCTCTGCTGGCTGCTGGTGGTACTTACGCTGGTGGACTCTTTGGTGGTGCTGAAGCAGCTAATACTTCTACGCTGACGGATGCTCAGTTCATTGCTGCTGATGCTGCTCAGTTAGCCGGTCAAGGCCTGGGTGCTGATCAGATTGAACAGGTATTAAGGGCTAGTGGTGTTAACGCTACTGCTGCCATTGGTGCCGCTGACGCAGCTACTTCTGGTTTGTCTGTAGACCAGATTGCTAATGAGATCACTTTAGGTAATCGTGGGTTGTTCACTGACACTGCTGTAACCACTGCTGCAAGCCCTACAACGGTCTCTACAGACGCCAGTGGCCTACAGACGGTAACCACTACTGGTACGAATCCTGGCGTCAATGCTGGTGGTCTTCTAGGCGGCTTAGCGGCTGCTGTGCCTTCTGCTGTAACAACTCAACCTAATCTGACAGCCACTGATTTAGGTCCTCTTGCAGACCAACAAGTGACTGTTACTGGATCTCAGCAGCCTAACACTACTAACGACAATCTTGCAGCAGCTATTGCAGCAACGGTGAATCCTGCCGCAGTGACTACTGGTGCTGCAACGACAGTAAATCCTGCTGATCAGGTAGTTGATGTCACAGGCACTGCAAAGCCTCAGCAAAACATCGGTGATGTTGCTGCTGTTATCAATGCAGGAACTCTGTACGGTCCTAAAATTACAGGCGCTCAAACAAGTGCTTATGACAAAGTATTAGAACAAACAGGAAGTAAGACTGAAGCTGATACTGCTACTACTTTAGCAGGTTCCTTAAGCATCTCAGACATCCTGAAGGCATTAACCAGCTTGTCGTCATTAGGCTTGCTTAGTGGCGGTGGAGGCGGAGGTGGCGGAACTGCTGTTACACCGATGGCTCCTACGACTCCTGTACCTGTAGGCAACGCTGACTACTACAAAGCAATCCAACAGTATTACAACACTTACATGCCTCAAACTCCTAGAGATGTGGCTACTCCCTTGCAACAATGGTATGAAGGTAAATTCGGAGGTTAAATGGCAACACTGATTACAAAGAATAGTAGCACCGCTGCTGCTGTACCGGGCACTGGTGATCTTGTTCAGGGTGAACTGGCTGTTAACGTAACTGATAAGAAACTATACACCAAAGACTCTGGTGGTGCTGTTGTAAAGGTTGTTGGTAGCCTTGGTAATCAGGAGGCTAACGCTGTTGCTATTACTGGCGGCACTATCAGCGGTGTTGCTGGTCTTGTCGCTACTGACTATCAAGAGTTCATTTCTTCTGGTACTTGGACTAAACCTTCTAATGTAAACTTTGTTTATGTTGAAGCTATTGGCGGAGGCGGCTCTGGACGAAGAGACGCTTCAGGAACTATAGCCGGAGGTGGTGGCGGGGGTCTTTTTGTTTCTGGTCTTTTTAGGGCTTCTGATATTGGAACTACTGTGACTGTTACAGTAGGTACTGGAGGAGCTTCAAGGACAGGTTCAAATCAAGATGGAGCTATTGGAGGAAATTCAACTTTTGGTAGCCATATTACAGCTTATGGCGGCGGAGCTGGTAATTCTACAGGCACAACTGGAAAAGCAGGAAATCTTTTAGGAGCTTTTCAAGGAGTTCCTCCAGAAATGTCAGGATACTATGGTGGTCAAGGCTCTTGGAATACAGGCCATGCCGGAGGTGACACCATTTATGGCGGTGCCGGTGGAGGATGTTCTGAAGCATCAGGTCTTACATTTAGTAACGGAGGAACTTCGTTGTATGGAGGCGCTGGTGGAAACGGATCGGCTGCAACAGCAACTGCTGGCGCTGTACCGGGTGGTGGAGGTGGCGGCGGTGGTCTTACTTCAGGAGCCGGTGGTAACGGTCGTATCCGTGTCTGGACTTGGTAACGACACAAAGGAATAAAGATGTCTTCTACTTACTTACAACTTGTTAACAATGTACTTGTAAGGCTTAGGGAAAACGAAGTGTCTAATGTTTCTGACACTCCTTATAGTAGTCTTATCGGTATTTTAGTCAATGACGCTAAACGAGAAGTTGAAGACGCACATGACTGGAATTGCCTGTCTGAGACTATTATCATCCCTACAGTCGCAGGAGTAAGTTCATACACTTTAACAGGCTCAGGACAACGATTCACCACTGGCGATGTTCTTAACGACACCAGTGACTATGCTCTTGATCAGGCTCCTAGGGCATGGATGAATCGTCAGTTCTACATCAGCCCTACGATGAGCAAAGCACCTGAGTACTATGTGTACGATGGTGTCTCTGGTGACGATACTGTTGTCAAGGTTTGGCCTATTCCAGACAATGTGTATAGTCTTCGCTTTGAACTCAAAGTACCTCAAGTAGACTTGTCTGCCAATGCAGATGTCCTTAAAGTTCCTGCTCACCTGATTGTACTCTTAGCACACGCTAAGGCAATCTCAGAGCGTGGTGAAGACTCAGGACAACCTTTTGCGGAACTCTATCAGCAGTATCGTCTTGCTCTGGCTGATGCTATTGCATTGGAGCGTAACAGGTACAATGAGGATGTTGTCTGGACGGACATCTAATGGCTGCAAAACTATTAACTAATACCGTAGCGGCTCCTGGCTTTCAAGGCCTGAACACACAAGAGAGTTCAGTGACCTTAGAGTCAGGCTTTGCAACCATTGCTGAGAACTGTGTAATTGATAAGTTTGGTCGTATTGGTGCTCGTAAAGGATGGCTACCTAAGCACTCTACGCTGGCTGCTTTAGGGTCTGGTGATGTCAAGAGCATCGGACAGTTAATCACTGAAGATGGCACTACATACACTGTAGCAGCAGGCAATAACAAGCTGTTTAAGCTCGTTGGTTCTACGTTGACTGAACTGACCTACGGTGGCGGTGGTGTTGCACCCACGATCACTGACAGCCACTGGCAGATGTGTTCCTTGAACAACATTCTGTATCTGTATCAGTCTGGACATGATCCTCTGATCTTTGATCCTGCTGTGTCTGCTGTGACGTACCGTAGGGTGTCTGAGAAGTCTGGATACTTAGGAACTGTACAGTCTGCTGACAGCGTAATCAGTGCCTATGGTCGTACATGGTCAGCAGCAACGTCTACTGACAAGTCTCTGATTCAATTCTCTGATCTTCTGCTTGGCTATGTGCTCACTACAGGTTCTAGCGGTACTCTGGACATTACACAGATCTGGCCTCATGGATCTGATGAAATCACTGCTTTAGCAGCCCATAACGGATTCCTGATTGTCTTTGGTAAGCGTCAGATCCTGATCTACAGAGACCCTCAAGATCCTGCTGCAATGAGTCTTCAGGATGCTATCACAGGTGTTGGCTGTATTGCTAGGGATTCAGTAGTCAACACCGGCATTGATGTCATCTTCTTGTCGGACACTGGTGTACGCTCTCTGATGCGAGTCATTCAAGAGAAGTCAGCACCAATGCGTGACTTGAGTTCTAACATCCGTGATGACTTAGTAAGTACTATTGCTGGTGCTACTGCTACGAATATTAAAGCAGCATACTCTGAAAAAGAAGCATTCTATTTGTTATCTTTTACTGATTCGTCCTTGACATATTGCTTTGATATGCGTACAATGCTCCAGAACGGAGCAGCTAGAACGACATCATGGACACTGACTCCTAAGTCCTTCTGCTATACAAAAGATAAAGAATTGCTGATGGGTTTTGCTGGATACATCGGGTATCATACAGGATACTTAGATAATACCAGTACCTACAACATGCGATACTTCACTAACTACTTTGACTTCGGTGCTCCCACTGTTGTCAAGATCCTTAAGAAAGTCGGTGTTGTTGTCGTTGGCGGTGAAGGTTATTCCATGTCTCTGAACATTGGCTATGACTTCACAGATAACTATACCTATCGTTCCTTCTCAATTCCTGCTGGTGTGCCTTCTGAGTATGGTGTTGCAGAGTATGGCATTGCTGAGTTCACTCCTTCAACCCTCAATAACATCTCTGTTAATGTTGGTGGTCAAGGTAAAGTTGTTCAGCTAGGATTAGAGACTGTAGTAAATACCAATGCAATTTCAATCCAAAAACTAGACATATATGTTAAGACAGGAAAGACAGCATGAGTAATTACACGAAGACGACTAACTTTGCAGTGAAGGATTCCTTAGCTACGGGAAATCCTTCTAAGAAGGTTAAGGGAACTGAAATTGATGCTGAGTTTGTAGCCATTGCTTCTGCGATCTCTTCAAAGGCAGATGCTAACAACTCTTCGCTCACTGGTACTACTTCTGTAGTTGATATTTCAGTATCTGGAACCTACACAGGCACTATTAACGGAGGAACCTACTAATGGCTGGCCTTGGCGATCTCTTAGGACTGTTTGGTTCTATCTATTCCTCTAACAAAGCTGCTGATGCTGCTCAGGCAGCAGGACAGCAAGCTGCTCAAGCCTCTCAGTTCAGGCCTGTAGGTGTCACCACTCGATTTGGTCGTAGTGGTTTCAACTATGGTCCTGGTGGTGAACTCATCGGTGCTGGCTACCAAGCTGCTCCTGATGTGGCAGCAATGCGTGAGTCGCTGCTGGGCATCGGTGGTGGTGCTCTACAGCAAGCACAGCAGGCTCAAGGGTTCTTCCCGCAGGTTCAGACAGGCGCTCAAGGCTTGTTCAACCTGGGTAACCAGTATGTCGCTCAAACTCCTCAAGCAGCCGCTGCTGACTGGATGAGCAAGCAACAGGCTGTATTGGCCCCTCAGCGTGAGCAACAGCTTGCTGGTGTGCGTAATCGCCTATTCCAGACAGGCCGCAGTGGTCTTGCCACTGGCGCTACTGCTGCTGGGGATAGGGCTGCTACGAACCCTGAGATGGCTGCTTATTACAACGCTCTTGCACAGCAGGATGCTCAGTTGGCTGCCCAGGCTCAACAGCAAGGTATGGAGCAGACTCGCTTCGGTCAGGGACTTATGTCTGGTGCCCTGGGCTTGCAAGGCGCTGGCTACAACCTCCAGAACCAAGCGTTGGCTCCGTTCACTAATGCCTTCAATGCTGCTAACACTGTTGAACAGCAGGCTCTTCAACCATTGACGCTGGGGGCTGGTTTAGGCTCTTCTGCAAGTGCTGCTGCTATGCAAGGCGCTAGGTTAAACATGGCAGGCCAAACAGAAGCTGCTGATATTAACGCTGCTGCACGTAACAACGCTATCCGACAACTGTCCGACCCTGTTGCGCAGTTGATTGGTAAGTTATTCGGAGGACCCTAATGGCTACTGCTGATATGATGACACAACTGGCTACCTTGGTTCAAGGCGGCATGCCTCCTGAGCAGGCTATTCAGTACCTCCGTGACGCACAGGCTCAGCAATTTGCTAAGATGCCTGTAAAAGAACAGCTAGCATCCAATATTGGTATGTATGCTGGTCGAGTAGGTCAAGGTCTTCTGAGGGCCGCTGGTGTTGAAGACCCTATGCTGGCTCAGGCTTCTAAGATGCGTGATCTGGCTACTCAGTTTGATACCAGCACTGCTGATGGCATGATGCAGTATGCTAAGGCCTTGCAGAGTGTGAACCCTGCATTGGCTCAGCAGGCTGCCATGAAGGCTCGGGAGATGGCTGTTGAAGAGTCTAAGCTGACTACTGAGAAGGCTCGTCAGGGACAGATTGCTGCTCAAGAGAAACGCGCACTTGCTGAAGTAGCAGAGAAAAAGAGTAAAGAAACTGCCGCTGAAGCTGCTGCTAGGTCTCGCGCTAAAGCACTGCTTAAGAAGTTTCCTGAAATGTCTGAGGAAGAAGCAAGTGCATTGTCTGATGATCCAAAGGTCGTTACTGATCTTCTTAAGGTTCCTAAAAAAGAAGCAATCAAGACAGATGTGATTACTGCTAATGGTCGTAAACTCCTTATTAATAAAGACACCGGAGAGACGATTAAGGATCTTGGTGTAGCCGGTAAGACTCTTGAAGAGTCTCTTGGTGCTGGTCTGAGTGTTATTGGTAACGCTATTGCCAAGAAACAAGCTGAGGCGACAGGCGCGGAAGGTGGTAAGGCAGTGGGTAAAGACATTGCTCAGATCCAAGGCAAGGAAGATGCCTTAACCGCTGTTCGTAGTGCTCTTGATTTAGTTAAGTCTGGTATCTATTCTGGCGGCTATGGTCCCATGCAGGAAGCCGTTGCAAAGTATACTCCGATTGGTTCTAAAGCTCGCTTGCAGAACACTGAACAGTTCAGAGCCTCTATCGGTGAAGTGGTTATTCCACGCTTGCAAGAGTTTGGTGGTAACGACTCTAACGAAGAACTTAAGTACCTTCGTTCAATCGTTGGTGGAGAAACTACGTTTGAGCGAGCAACACTTCAGCGTGTTCTTGAAAGCGCTGAGCGTAAGATTCAGCGTGGTATCGAGCGCGTACAAAAACAGCAAGCTGCTGTTGAACAAGGCAAGCCGCTTCCTACAAGTGTTAGTGGCGCCCGTACTGTAAATTGGGCCGATCTCCCTAAAGGAACTCAATAATGGATGTAACCCTTCCAAATGGTGTCGTTATTCGGGGTGTTCCTGATAATGCGACCAAAGAGCAAATTAAGCAAAAAGCAATCGCAAACGGGCTTGCTAAAGAGGAAGACTTTCCTTCTGCGCCGAAGGCTCAGGAAGGGGCTATCCAATCTGGCTTTTTGATGGGTTTAAAAGACCCTATCACTGCCGGTGCTCAGATGTTGCCTAGGGGCTTAGAGTTCCTTACCTCTGCGGGTGGAATGGCTCCTAACGTGGTTAGTCAATTCTTTGGTCGTGAAGCCTCCCGTGTAGACGAGATGGCTAAAGCAGAAGAAGCAGCTTACCAAGAGGCCAGGAAGGCTCGTGGAGACGAAGGCTTTGATCTTTCTCGCTTGGGTGGTAATGTCTTAAACCCTGCAAACATCGCTGTCGGTTTAAGGGCCGGTAGGCTTCTTGGAGGAGCTACTAAAACAGGCCAAGCTGTTGCTGGAGGCGCTGCTACTGGTGTTTTACAACCAGCTTTGTCTGAAGACGGATTTGCTGAAGAAAAAGCTGGACAGGCTGCTGGAGGGGCTGTTGGTGGTGCTCTGGGCTCAGCAGCTACGATGGTTCTTAGCAAGGTTGCTAACCCGCTAATCAGTAAAGCCGAAAAAACCATGAAGGAACTTGGTGTCCAGTTAACTCCGGGACAAATCCTTGGTGGTCAATTTAAGGATGTAGAGCGCTTTGCTGAGGTCGTCCCTCTTGTGGGTTCCTATATTAGCAATGCTAAAGAAAGAGCAATTTTTCAATTCAACAAAGGCGTGATCAATAAAGCGTTGTGTAAAGTGGATGAAAAACTGCCTGCTGATGTAATTGGCCGAGATGCAGTACAAGAAGCAAATAAGATTATCGACACTAAGTATGATGAAGTGTTGTCTCGTGTTAGCTTTCGAATGGATCCTAAAG